GGAGTTGTATCAGTATGCTTTCCTTGCGATTTTAGAAAAACCTAATAAACAAATAGAGGAAATTTATGAGGGTGGTTATATACGCTTCTACGTTGTACGCTTGTTGTACAATGCAATCCACGGAAAGTGCAGTCCGTTCGCAAAACATCGCATACAAGAAAGCGATGAAGTGGAGGAGAGATTTTCAGATGAAGAATCCATACCTTACAAAGAGGCTCAGGAGATTAAGTACAACGCCATTGAGCGAACCTTGCCGCAGTTACATTGGTATGAACGTAAAATCTTCGAGATATGGATGGAAGGAAATTCGGCTCGTGCCATACATAGACAAACAAAAATCAGTATCAACGAAATACTCAGAGTAATAAAAAAAGTAAAACAACAAATAAGAGATGAATACAATTCTTGAAATTATAGGGGTGGCGTGTTTTGCGATTATCCTTGTGAACTTTGGCAAACCTGCTGACTATTTAAAGCGGTTTATCTACGGAAGTAATCCCTACCATTGGCAATCAATGAAACCACTTGATTGTGCGTTCTGTATGTCTTGGTGGATAGGGTTAACGTTCTTCCTATTTACTTATGGATGGGTTGGCATTTTATACGCCTCTATCTCCTCTGTAATTGTAGCACTATTAGATTCTAAAATATGAAAGAACAACTATTATTCATACGCTCATTAGCACCGAAGTACGATGACTTCAAGAGGTCACAAGTATTGAACCTAACACCCGAAGAACAAGCGAAACTAAACAACGCTTATAAAGAAATCTACGGACGTAATTTGCCGAGTTGCTCATCTTGTTTTGCCGATGCCTTTTTGTCGCTATTAATATTCTCCCAACAACGATTAGATGAAATCGAAAAAGAAGAGAAAGCCGCAGCGATTGAAAGCGAAATACAAACCGCATTCAACGAGATAGAGTTGGCACAATTAGCGGACGATGAGCAGAAACCAAGACGCAAAAGAAAATGAATAGTTTTGGTGGAACTTGGGACGACAAGAAATGTTTCAATAAGGAATTAGAATGGAACATACACTTAGACGATATGGGCTACGTTAACCTATTTAAATCAACTGCGGAATACATAATCCCTATGTGTCACCCTAAAGAGTTTGTTGACTTAGGCGGTGGTATGGGTGGATATTCTTTAGCAATGAGAGATAAAGGGGTAAGTGTGAGATACTATGACCAAAACAAATTTCACTACGAATACTACGTTGATAGAGTATTGAACACTATTGCGTATAATTGTGACTTTACCGAGGAGAAAATACAAGGTGACTTAGTAGCATCCATAGAAGTATTTGAACATATCCCCGACACCAAGTTAATACCATTTCTAAGTGACTTACAATGTAATTACTTCCATTTCAGTTCAACTCCTAACACAAGCGAACTCGATAAAGAATGGGGACACATCAATATCAAGAATCGCCACCAATGGATAGACCTATTTCAATTGTGCGGATTTAGATATGAGAGGGATTTAATGATGCCTACTCCGTGGGCTATGCTATTCAGTAAATGAAGAAACACATCAAAGTATATTTAGACTACTTCGGATATGACACCAATAGTTGGATTGGATGCGAAGTCTGCAATAAGACTTCAACGGACATTCACCACCTAACCGCAAGAAGTAGAGGAGGCAAAGACGTAATAGAAAACCTAATGGCTTTATGTAGAGATTGCCACCACGAAGTACACTTTGGAGTAAAGATAAAGAACGAGGATTTAAAACAGATACACGCAACTAAAATTCGTAATTAATTCGTAAATGGCAAAGCAAGTACCAGCAAGAAACGGAGGAACACTTACTCGACCCGATAAAGGTGAAGTAATGAATCCGCACGGAAGACCGAAGAAGTTAGTAACGCAATTAAAAGAGATAGGTTATCACAAATCACAAGTAGAAGACACCATAAATGCAATGCTTACGATGTCACGGAAAGAGTTGGAGAAAATAGATAAGAGCGAAGAGTATACAATCCTTGAACGAATCATCGCAGGTACACTATTAAAATCACACGATAAGAACTCACTATTCAATCTTGACCTACTTTTAAATCGCAGTCAAGGAAAACCAAAAGAAACAATCGACCAAAACATAACAGAGAAATCAATTAAAATAACACTTAATTTAAATGGAGAACAGTAAAACATTTGTAGGTACAGCGTGGGAAGACCAGTATGGAATCACCCTTTCGCTATCAATGAAGCAACTACAAGAGGCAATCGAGAACGGCAAAGCACAAGTTAACACTTACGGGGATGTAAGAATCCGAATCGGTAAATTGCGTGAACCTAACGCTAAGAGCAAGGCTACACACTATGTGAGGATTTATGAATACAAGAATGAGAGCGAGATTGGATTTTGATTTGCCCGAAGAACAGACAGAGTTTGACTTAGCGGTAAATGCCTCTAAGTTGCATTCGGTATTGTGGGAATTAGACCAATTCCTACGAGCAAAAGTAAAGTATGCTCAAGAGGAAGATAACGATATTGAGGTAGCAACCTATGACAAAGTACGGACGTGGTTACACAATGAACTAAGCGGACACAATTTAGACCTATACGAACTATGAAGAATAAAAAAGTACAAGAACTATTAGCACTAATTTTAGTGAATGTAATTGATGAGAATAATCAATCACAAGATAGTCAAGAGAATGAATTATGGAAACTTGGATATCAAGAAGCCTGTGATATGGTTATAGATATGTTACAAGAATTATCCAAAAACTATGAAGAAGACGTGGCGTAGTACATTAGACCAAGTACCAAACGATGATTTTCTCGTGTTGGTATCACAAGACAACGGGGATAAAACTCTTGCTCGATACTATGAAGATATGTGGATATGTGAGTTTACTAATCGCGTTATCTTCGTGTCTTACTGGATGCCCATACCTTTAACACCGACTGAATGACACCACAAGAAAAAGCAAACGAGTTAGTAGAAAAATTTAGTAATTATGCTTGTTGGGGAAGGTTTGATGACGAATATGAAAATATTCAAAATTCTAAACGATGTGCATTAATTGCAGTTGATGAGATTATTTCAGTCATTGACCCCGAAACAAATTATAAGACGTGGGAATTTTACAAACACGTTAAACAAGAAATAGAAAAACTATGAACCTACTACTATTATGCGATGGAATGAATGGGGTTATCTACCATCGTATCGCAACACCTCACCTCCGTATGCAACTGATGGGATTGGCGAACGTTGATGTTTGCCAAAACCCTGCGGAGTTCTTAGACATTGACTACAAAGCCTACGATTTAATTCTATTCTCTCGTTGGTTAGGTGAGAAACACTATGACGTACTCAAGAAGATAGCACAGAGTGGAACGAAGTACGCGGTGGATGTGGACGATTATTGGGCATTACCTCGTTACAATCCTGCATACCAAGCCTATCGGAAAGGAATCAAACAAGCGGTCAAGGATTCAATGCACTATGCAGACGCAGTAATTGCCACAACTCCACACCTACAATCCAAAGTATTCGAGTTTAACCGCAATTGCTACATAGTACCCAATTGTTTAGACTACGAACACGAGCAATGGAGTCAAGAGAAACCGACCTCTTACAATCTACGAATTGGTTGGGTTGGAGGTGTAACACACTACGAGGATTTAAAGTTGTGTAATGAGGCTATAAATAGCCTACAATCGCATTATGATTTTGAGTTCTATATCTGCGGTTATACCCCGAGCGAAGAATGGGACAAAATTGTCAAGTTATTCAACAACCCTAAGATAGTTGGCGGTGTTAATTCGTTTGAGTACGGACACGCTTATAAACACTTGGACTTCGTTATTGCACCGCTACTCAATGAATCGTTCAACAACCATAAATCAGAGTTGAAGATATTAGAAGCGAGTGCATATCAATTGCCGATAGTAGTATCAGATTGTTACCCGTACAAGTATTGCGAAAACAATTTAGGGGTATTATTTGCGGCTAATGACAAATGGGAAGATAGGATTGAGAAAATGATTCTAATGAGTGATGAATCAAGAATCGGAATGGGTCAACTTAACTCTGAGTATTGCCATAAGCATTATAATTTGGAACATTGGTGTAGAGAGAGAGAGTTAATCTACAAGAAGATTATAAATGGAAATTGAGTACATCAGACCATATCTTACAACCTACCAACGGGAGATATTAGACGCTCCCGAACGCTATACTATTACCGCAGCATCAACCAGGACTGGTAAGACTGCATCCCATATTATTTGGCTATTTGAACAAGCACTACAAACAAGCCGAGATTGCATACCGAAGAATGAAAGCCCAAGTATCACATAGAGACTTCTTCCAATCCAACGAATCTAAGTTAGTGCATATATTACCTAATGGAGCGAGGATAGAGTTTAAGTCCGCTGAAAACCCCGACAACCTATACGGAGAGGATGTATACGCTGCGGTATTCGATGAAGCGTCACGAGCAAGAGAAGAATCGTGGTTTGCTCTACGTTCTACCTTGACTGCTACTCGTGGCAAGTGTAAACTGATTGGAAACGTCAAGGGTAAGAAGAATTGGTTTTACAAATTAGGTGAACGAGCAAAACAAGGTGAACGAGATTATAAGTTCTTTAAGATTACCGCATACGATGCAGCGAGAGAGGGTATATTATCACTCGATGAAATAGAACAAGCAAAAAGGGATTTACCTAAGGCGGTATTCGATGAGTTGTACCTTGCTGAACCTGCGGACGATAAATCTAACCCATTCGGATTGGACAACATTGAAAAGTGCATCAGACCCGTTCAGAATAACCAAGTGGTTGCATATGGTGTTGACCTTGCAAAGTACACGGATTGGACGGTTATAATTGGTTTAAACGCCAACAACGAGGTAGCCTATGTCGATAGATTTCAAAATGATTGGGCAGCAACTACCGATAAGATAGTTTCTATTGTTGGAAACATTCCTGCGGTTATGGATAGTACAGGCGTAGGAGACCCTATCGTTGAGCAGATTCAGCGTAGATGTCCACGAGTTAAAGGCTTTAAATTTACCTCAATAAGTAAACAACAGATAATGGAGAACCTCGTAGCCCATTGTCACCAACAAAAGATATTCTTCCCATTAGACCCTATCGGGTATGAGATGCAGAATATAGAGTTTGAATACACCCAATCGGGTATAAGATACGCAGCACCATCAGGACTACACGATGATTGCGTTATGAGTTTGGCATTAGCCTTAGAATGTAAGCATACAAATCGACAAGGAACATTTTACTTCGCATAATGAAATACACAATCGGACAAATACAAGAAGTTCATTCATTGGGTGACTTAGGAAATTTAGATAAAAAGATAGAAGCCTTAGCAATTCTAACCAACCGCACTATTGACCAAGTAGAGGAGATGTCAATGGATGCTATTTTGGACGAGTTTAAGACACTTAATTTTATCCCAAGTAAGACAGACCCTAAATTCACATTTAAGCACTTAGGAAAGAAATATAAACTACTTACTAACCCACTTGAGTTAAAGGCTCACCAATGGATTGAACTTCAAGAAATCTACAATGGTGATATTATCGAGTCGCTAAATAAGATTATGGCTCTGCTATCGGTAGAGTCCAGTTTATTCAACAAAAAAAGGGACATCGGTAAAAAAGAATACGAACAACGATGTGAAGACTTCCAATCGTTAGATTTTGCTATTGCGTACAATTACGCTCTTTTTTTTTCGAAAGTCTATCCCGAATTATTGAAGACTACCCTATCTTATTTGAAAACGGAAGTGGAGAAACTGCAACAGGAATTAGACCTACCCTAATATGGTTGGAGTTGGTAGATAAACTTTGCCGAGGGGATAGAACTAAATGGGATTACTTCCTACAGATGGGGTTGATTGAGTTCTTGAATACGGTTGCATTTTATAAGTCCACCAAGAAAGAACAATCCAAGCGGTTAGAACAGGCAGCAAACAAAGGGTATCAAACCTATATCGTAGCGGTATTAAATGAGATGTTGTAACAAATAATAGTACAAATATGTTACGAGATTGTCGCAAAAATTGGCATAATATGCGACATAATAAAGTGTTATTTATGGCACAATTTGAATGATAATTGTGACATTAAATACATTTTATCGCATTAAAGTATGATTTAGGACACATTAAAACCAAAACTATTTTATATCGTGAGCGTTACAATTAACCAAAAACCCGAATTAACAACACCTGCTTACAATGACATTAACTTCCTTGTAAGCGAATCGAGTTCTGCAATATACGAAAAGGACAATTTCAAATGGATTGGAGAGGTTGTCGTTGATTCTACTACCATCGCAAAACTAAAAGCACCTATCTACTACGGAAGTACAAACAAGGGTGTATTCAATATCGGTAGAATCTTAGAATCCTACGTTACACACGATTTCAATTATTCCGATACATTGCCCAGTGGTTGCACAAATTGCACAAAAGAATACAACTTCAAAGTAGGCTATGAGTATTCAACAAGTCCAAGCGGTGCGGTTACCGAATACTTGAATCAAGCATCCGCAAGTGGTAGCGTATGGAATGCTGCATTGAATCCCTATGACTTTGTTTCATTCGATATCGACACATACACCGATACTGCTCGTAAGTTCTTGACATCGGTTAGAAGTCAATCAATCCATAGGACGCAAAAGGTATGGTTATATGCTCTACGAGGTGCAGCAACCGTTAATTTGACTACTCCATCAGGTGCAACCTATTTTGATTGTTACTTGAGGGATGTAGACGGAGTTCAGATTTCGGAAACGTATAGATTCTACATTAAAGACGAATGCTCTAAGTACGAGAACTACGATTTGTTTTGGTTGAACAGATTAGGTGGGTTTGATTCGTTCAGATTCAACAGAGTTAGCAAAACATCGCACGAAATTACTCGCCAAATGTATAGGCAAAATCCGTACACGCTTAACAATACCGCAGTAAGTTGGACGTATGGAACTGATTCTTTTAGCAACACGCAATTTTACGGGGAGAGTAAAGAGAAATTAACTTTGTTCAGTAATTGGATAACCGATAGTGAAAGTATTTGGTTGAGGGAATTGGTAGAATCTCCCGTTGTGTATATATGGGATGGGTCGATGTTGCGTAGTTGTAATATCACAAACAACACCTACGAAGAAAAGAAATGGATTAACGACAAGATGTTCAACCTACAATTAGACTTAGAATTTGCCTTTGTTGACAAAGTACAGAGAAGATGATAGAAATTTTAATAAATAATCAAAGAGTGGATGTTGGCGAAGTGTTCGACATCCTAATAAACAAGTCAATAGCCGATGTAAGAGAACCCGAAAAGCGGTCAAGTGATTGGACTAAGACTATCACTCTACCTGGCACGAAGAACAACAACAAGATATTCGGTCACATATTCGAGATTGAACATACTGTCCTAAGTGATACCCAATTTAATACCAATTTTAACCCTAACAAAAAAGCGATTGCGGTTGTATTGGTAGATGGATTGGAGCAGATTCAAGGCTTTATTCGTTTAATCAAAATCAAAGTAATTGATACTGCAAACATTGCTTATGAATGTTCGATTCACGGACAGACCGCAGATTTGTTTTCTTCTATCTCCGAAAAAAACTTATACGAGTTAGATTTCTCAGAGTACAATCACGAGTTAAGCATTGATAACGTAAAAAACTCTTGGGACACATCTATTAAGGTTAACAACTCAACTGTTTCTTTTCAGTATGGGAACGGCTATGTGTACGCATTATTAGACAAGGACGATAGGAAGTTGAAAAGTCATTGGGTATGGTCATTGGAAGACACAACTCCGTGTTTGTACGCTAAGACGATTGTAGACAAGATTTTCACAGAGGAGGGCTACACCTATACCGATGATTCGTTCTTCAACACAGAGCGATTTAAACACTTAATTATCCCTGCTCCATCAGGATTGGCGGTCAATACCACCGCGGCAAATACCCGACTATTCCAAGCAACAAGAACAACGGCACAGAATATCGCTAATTACACTACTAATTGGATATTCGACAACGATTCAACGGGTGGTAATTTCGATAATGGTGGCAATTACAACCCATCAACAGGAGTTTATACAATCCCCGTAGGTGGTAATTACACATTTTTTGTCAATTTACAAGGCAATATTGATACAAGCGATTACGGATTTACGAACGATAAGGACATTTATCTAACGGTTGCCATAAAAGTAAACGGAAGTATTAGAGCAACATCGGTAGTGAGTTGTGGTAGCGATGACGTGTATATGTTCAGCGGTGAGATATTGATGTTTCCTAACGTATATATGTACTCCAACGATGCAGTTTCAGTCGTTGTTTCGCGTGTGTATGACCTTGACAGACCGACTACACCGCTAATTGGTGACTTCGTGGTTAACGTAGAGGATTCGGTTTTCTACAACAATATGTCTGCTATCAATTTTGGAACGGGTAACGTGGTTGACTTCGGTCAATTCTTCAATGCAGAGGGTAAACAATCAGACTTCTTAGTGTCAATGATTAGGATGTTTAATCTATACGTTGAACCCGACAAGTATTTCCCAAAGAAGTTGCGTATTGTTCCACGAGATGAGTTCTACAATGAGCCAACAATTGACCTATCTAAAAAATTAGACTATTCGCAGCCTTTGGAAATTATACCAATGGGTGAACTAAACGCCAATCCGTATTATTTGACATACAAAGACGGAGGCGATAGCGTTAACCAATCCTATCAATCGTATTACTCACAGACTTACGGAAGCCGAAAGTTTTTTATCGACAATCAGTTTGTCAAGGGTGAGAAAAAGATTGAGTTGATTTTTCAACCTACTCAGATGCGTAGTTATGGGAGCGAAAAGAACTTTGTGTTATCGTATGCACCAGGTGATAAATTAGGCTATCGCATTCTCTACTATTCGGGTTGTACACCTAATTTGAATCTATCATTAGTCACGGATTATAGTAGTCCATCACAGATTGCAAGTGGTCAACAAAACAAACTACCAATTACACTACACGTTGATTCGGTTAGTAATATGACGTTTGATTTGTCATTCGGTATGCCTCGTGAGGTATTATTAGGTGCAGGATATTCGTATTCTTCCAACAACCTATTCAATCAGTATTGGTATAGGTTTATGTACGAAATTACCAATAGAAACTCCAAGATTATAAGCGGATATTTTAGACTAAGCCCTGCGGATTTTTACAATCTACGATTTGCCAACAACTATTTCTTCGAGGGTCAATATTGGAAGTTGAACAAGGTAGAAGATTACAACCCTATGAGCGATGGAGTTTATAAGTGTGAGTTTTTATTAAGTCAATACATACAACCATTTATCCCATCTAATAAAACGATAGGTGCAGATACAGGTAGCGATACTATCACCAATGGTGAAACATACCCATACGGATACAAGTACACAACCCCTAATCAATCTTACATTAATATAGGGTTCAACAATGACGATGTAAATCAGTCAATGGGGATTATCAACGCATCGGGAACGTCTGCAAGTGATTTATCCTATAACAACACCATATTAGGCGGTAATGGTAATTACATCCCACCATTAATCAACAATAGCACCCTAATAGCGTGTGATGATTTTACACCTACGGAATCCGATACTTTATACTACGGAAACTACAAACTTTATCCATTATGGGTTAGTGCAGGTAAAGTTCAGACGTTAACGGCTAATCATACCGCAACCACTACGGATTGGTTGTTTCTATGCGATACAACTACAGGTGCAATCACTATTACTTTACCCGACCCTGCAGGATTAAGCGGTAAGCATTGGATATTTAAGAAGATTGCATCAAGTCACTCTGTAACAATTGACACCGCAGACGATAGTACAATTGATGGCTCTGCAACATTCACGATGAATGCGAACAACGAGACACATTGGATTGTGACCGATGGGAATAATTACTATTTAATAGCAGACAAGTAATGAGTACAATAAAAACCGCGATAGAACTTGAGGTTAAAGAACCTAACCTCAAAGGATTTAGGCAGCAACTTAAACAATTAACGATTGAGGCACAACAAGCCGTAATACAATTTGGTGAATTTTCTCCCGAAGCCGTAAAAGCAGCACAAAGAGTTGCTGAGTTACGCGATAGGATGGAAGATTTCAACGATAGAGTATCAGCGGTTAACCCCGATAAGTTCGCTCAATTAAACACGGTTGTTTCTTCGGTTGCCAATGGATTCCAAGCGGCTCAAGGTGCTATGGTTTTATTAGGTGGTACAACTCAAAGCGTAGAAAAGACTTTTGTCAAACTTCAAGCCGCTATGGCATTGTCGCAAGGTTTGGAGGGATTGGGTAAAGTTCAGCAGCAATTAAAACAGATTATTGCAAGTGCAACTACTCTGCAAAAGGTAATGGCAGGAACGCTTGGAGTTATTGTATTGATTGTAACTAATTTTCAACGTATTGTTCAACTGATACCTGGATTCCAAAAAGTTGCCGATATACTGACAGAAGTTGGTTTTGCTATTTCTGACTTTTTTGGATTAGGTTATAGAGAACAAGCATTATATAATGAACTTAAAAAAGCAACAGAATTACAAAAGGTAGCAATCAATGAGCAGTTAGGTTTATTATCAAATCAATATGGTAAAGAGGAAGAGATATTTCAAAAACGAAAAGAGTTAATTGACGCTGATTTAAAACTAACTCAAGAAGCCTTAAGACTAAAACAATATGCTAATGAAGAAGAAAAGTTTGAATTAGAAAAAACAGAAAAAGAACACATTGCAGCGTTAAAAGTTTTAGAGGCTGAAAAAACAAAGGTATTGGAAGATGGAGTTCGTGAACGAACAAGGCAATATGAAGATTATGTTGATGCAACTACTCAATTAGAAATTCAAAGAGAAACTGAAAATATTCAACGACTACAAACATCTGCTAATTTTCATTATGATATTACAGCATATTCACAAGGTGAACAATATAAAATATTAAAAGGTGCTAAAATTGACCAAAATCAATTATTAGAACGCGAATTTGAAAATACAAAAAAGATATTAGAGCAACAAAGGGATACCGAAATAAAAGAATTAGAACGAAAATATGAAGACCAAAAAAGATTATTAGGCGATAATCAAGATGAAATTGAGGGATTAACTACATTACATAATGAACGATTAACACAAGTAAATGCTTTATATGCAACCAAAGAAGCAAAAGCGTTAGAAGATAAAAATAAGAAGAAAAAAGAATATGAGATACAAACAGACCAACAAATAAGAGATGCTAAACTACAAATAGCACAATCAACAATTGATGGTTTAAATGCATTAGCCGATATTACTATAAACAACCAAGACAAATTAGCAAAAGTTAGAAAAGGTATTGCATTGGTTGAAATTGCAGTCGACACGGGAATGGCTATTTCGTCATTAAATAAAGAGGCTGCAACCGTATCTGCACAAATGGCAGCGATTACAGGACCTGCAACACCCATATTTACCGCTTCATATTATGCTCAAGGTATCGCACGAATTTTAGCAAACGTAGCAAAAGCCAAACAGATATTGTCAAGTAAAAACGCATCAGTAGGTGGAATCGGTGGAGGTGCATCAAGTCCCAACATATCAACTCCAACTCCGAGTATGGTAACAGGTTCAAGCCTACCACAAGACACTCAAGGCGGTAAAGTTTATGTCTTAGAGGGTGACATTAGACGTACTCAACAAAGAGTAGGAATGAATAGAGGTGTATCAGTTGTAGAATAATAATATTTAATATAGATGAAATTACCAGTATATAAGTTAGACATCAACGAATTCGATGAAGATAGCGGAATAGATTTTATCTCATTGGTTGAAGCCCCTGCCATCCAAAAGGACTTCGTAGCATTTAACCAAGCCTTTGTCGAACCAAAACCAAACGAATCGGAGGAAGAGTTTATATCTCGTTGCATACCGGTATTGATTGGTGAGGGTAAAGAACAAGCCCAAGCGGTTGCAATATGTTACTCCTATTTAGAGAAAAAATTTGAATCCTACACCGACTATCCCGAAGCCGCTAAAGAGAACGCTAAACGTGGTATTAGGTTGAACGAGGAACAAGGCAATAAATGTGCAACACAAGTGGGTAAAGTAAGAGCGCAACAATTAGCCAATAGTGAGCCGATATCGGACGAAACCGTGAAGCGTGTATATTCCTATCTATCACGTGCTAAAGAGTATTACAACCCATCAGACGACACCGCTTGTGGAACAATCTCCTATCTATTATGGGGTGGTGAAGAAATGTTGAGATGGGCTAAGAAAAGCGAATAGTTAGTGGTGTGGCAATGGTTGCAGATTTACCAATTTATCGGAGGGATTCTGTTCGCGGTGAGTATTATGTAATGTTCGACAAAGAGGCTATTTTCAAACTTGCGAAGAAATGGGCAAGAAATGGTAAGTATTCAAGCGTTAACCAACACCACGAAAGCGAGGTTAAAGGTGTTCACTTATTGGAATCCTACCTAATAGACAGAGAACGCGGTGTTAACCCTCCTATGGGCTTTGAAAAGATAGCCGATGGTTCTTGGTTTGTGTCCTACTTAGTAGACAATGACGAAGTTTGGGCAAAAGTAAAGGACGGAGAATTTAAGGGATTTTCAGTTGAGGGTATGTTTGACTTCGTAGACGAGGAAACCGAACTTTACAACAAATTAAAACGTGTTGTTAGTCAATGGAATGGGCAATAAAACTATAACAATTTTTACACTTTAATATTTTACACAAATGAACTCTAAAGAAGTTTTAACCGAAATTAGGTCATTGCTTGGATTCTCAAGCGAAGAACCTAAAACAGAGGTTGAGTTTGCGTCTGCAACCTTGACCGATGGAACTATTATTAAATGGGAGGGTGAATTAGCCGTTGGTACTGCCATATTGGTGGAAACTGCCGAAGGTGATATTCCTGCTCCCGATGCAACTCACGAAGTAGAGGGTGGAATGTTGGTTACTACTATGGATGGTATTGTAACTGAAATCGTTGAACCTGAAATCGAAGTTGAAGTTGAAATGAACGCTTTTGATTCTGCAATTGAATCTGTTAACCTAAGAGTTGACGAAAAAATCGCAGAATTAAACTCAAAGATTGACGCTTTAATCGCTGAGAAAGCATCTGTAAAAGAGGCAATGTCTAAGGTAGTTAGTTTGGTTGAGGCGTTAGCCGAGATGCCAAGTGCTGAACCTACTAAAACTCCTATCGCTCCAAGCAAGAAAGAGCAACAATTTGAAAATCTTTTAAAATTCGCAAAATCAATTAACAAATAAAACAATGGCATTTAACGTATCAGGATTAGTTAACTACACTAATGAGCAACAATCCGAATTATTAGTAAAAGCATTATTCGGTTCTAAAACCGCTTCTGTAATGCAATCTGCTGGACAGGTTCAACCTGGAATCAAATCTTCTTCTAAATTAGCATTGGTAGGTTCTACCGTGTTTTTCCAAGCCGATGGTTGCGGTTACAACCCAAGCGGAACTACCACTCTAACTCAGCGTGAAATCGTTGTAGGTGCGGTTAAGGTTGAAGAGACTCTTTGCCCTAAATCTTTAGAGGCTAAATGGATGCAAACTCAAATCGCCCCAGGTTCTGCAACTGCACTTCCTTTCGAGGCTCAATTCGGTGCTGAAAAAGCAGCCGTTATCGCTGAACAAATTGAAATCGCTATGTGGCAAGGTGACACCGCAAGTGGAAACCCTAACATCAATCGTTTCGATGGATTCGTAAAAGTTATTAGCGGTGCTTCTCCAACATTGGGAAACTCTGCTCCTACTACTTTCACTTCTATCACTAACGCTAACGTAGATGACATCTTAGACCAAATCTACGGAGTATTACCTGCACGTGTTGCTTCTAAGACTGACTTAGTTTGTTTCGTAGGTGTTGACGTATTTAAGTTGATGTTGGTTAACTTGAAGAACGCTAACTTGTTCCACTACACTCCTGAGGCTGCTGTAAATATGGAAATGGTTTATCCAGGAACTAACATGAAAGTAATCGCAGTTGGTGGTTTAAATGGTACTAACAAAATCGTAGCAGGTTCTTTGTCTAACTTCTTCGTAGGTACAGACCTTGCAAACGAAGAAGAGCAGTACAAATTCTGGTACTCTGAGGACAATGACGAAGTAAGATTCCGTGCATCTTTCAAGTACGGTGTACAGGTTGCTTACCCTGCTGAAATCGTTTATTTCACCCTTTAATCAATTAACTAAATGGCTTGTTTACTCACACAAGGATTTACCCTCGACTGCAAAGATTCAGTCGGAGGTATTAAGAGCATCCACTTGATGAATTGGAGTGCTTCTAAATTTACTGTTGCCAGTGGTGAGGTAACTGCCACCACTTTTGCTTCGGGTGACGTATTCGATTACGAACTTCCAAAGGGTACAGGTTCAATGACTACAACTACTAACGTAAGTGTAGAAAATGGAACAGTATTCAATCAAGCGGATGTTGCGTTCAAATTGCGTAGATTGTCAACCGCTAAGAGAAACGAAATGAAATTATTGGCACAAGGTAGATGTTATGCTATCGTAAAGACCAATAACGATGACGCTTTCTTGGTAGGTTACGAGTACGGATGTGACGTTACATCTATGGTTGCTAATACCGGTACTGCAATGGGAGATTCCACAGGTTATGAGGTAACTCTATCTGCAATCGAATCTGAAGCCCCTTACAAAGTACAGAGCGGTGTATTGACCACATTAGGCATCTGATTATAGGTTTTCATAGTTGAAAGGGGAGGACTTCGGTTCTCCCTTTTTTTATTACATTTTTTTTCTTTACTATTTAATATTGATGTTGGTACTTGAAAAATTAACAAGCAAAAGTTGGTATCTAACTTTAACGGAAAAGGTTACAATTAGTAACCCTTATTTTTTGTTTGTGTTTACAAATCGTACTACATCAGTAGAAACTGCAATTATTTTAACAGATGTTTCTACACACATTGAGAGATATAATCAATTTGACGTTACTGAGGGTACTACTTTTACATTGGATGCAGGAGAGTATGAATATCAAGTTTATGCACAGACTTCTTCTACCAATACAGACCCAAGTTTAGCAAATGAATTAGTAGAAAGTGGTGTATTAAAAGTTGTATTCACACCAACTGCGTCAGGAGTTTATGAGGTTACATTAAACGAGAAAATCTATGAAATCGAAGCACCTGAGCAGATTCTGTTCTTGTTGTTGGAAGATGGTAGTTTCTTATTACAAGAAGATGATAGTAAAATAATTTTATAATGGCAGATAAAAAAATAAGCGCATTAGACGCAATTGTAACACTTGCTAATGATGATGTATTACCAATAGTAGATACTTCAGCAGCAACGACAAAAAAGGTATCTATTACGCAAATAAAAGCACAATCACCTGTACAATCCGTAGCAGGTAAAACAGGTAGTGTTACATTAGACAAATCTGACGTAGGTTTGTCAAACGTAGATAATACTTCCGATGTAAATAAACCTATTTCAAGCGCAACACAAAGCGCTTTAGATGCTAAACAAGCAACTTTAGTAAGTGGTACTAATATCAAGACCATTAATGGAACATCAGTTTTAGGAAGTGGAGATATTATAATCTCAAGTGGTGGTGTAAGCGATGGAGATAAGGGAGATATTACAGTGAGCGGTTCGGGTTCTGTTTGGACTATTGACAATTTAGCAGTTACCAATGCAAAGGTAGCAACTGGAATCGATGCTGCAAAAATTGCCGATGGTACGGTAAGCAATGCAGAGTTTCAGTATATTGGTGGTTTGACTTCGGACGCACAAACGCAGATTAATGCCAAACAAGATACCCTTGTAAGTGGCACTAACATCAAGACCATAAATTCTACAAGTGTATTGGGTAGCGGAAATATAAGCGTAGCCCCTGCAAGTGGAATAAATGCAACAGCAATTAGTGATGGTAGTGTAGATAATACGGAATTTGGGTATTTGAATGGCGTTACAAGTGCATTACAAACCCAAATTGATAGCAAACAAGCAACAATTACGGGAGGTGCGACTACAATTGTAAGTTCAAATCTAACTGCATCAAGGGCATTAGCCTCCGATGGTAGTGGAAAAGTTGCAGTAAGTTCGGTTACATCTACTGAGTTAGGCTATGTGAGCGGTGTAACAAGTGCAATACAAACGCAGATTGATACCAAGACAAATAAACTTATTACGGCAAACAGACAAACTGCATCTTATACATTAGTTGCATCTGATGCCGATAAGTTGGTTGAGATGAATGTTGCAAGTGCAAACAATTTAACCGTACCCGCATCAACATTTTCCGCAGGTACACAGATTATTTTAGCACAATACGGAGCAGGACAAACCACCATCGTTGCAGGTAGCGGAATGACAATAAGAAGTAATGGTGGCAAGTTAAAATTATCCGCTCAATATAGCGGTGCAACATTAGTATTTATTTCAGGTACGGAAGCCTATTTGTTTGGAGATATCGCGTCATGATAATAGCAACACACGGGATATTAGCAAGTGCAGCGGGTTTTATACCTGATGCTGATGCACAGGCGTTCTTTGACCGAGTAACTACGGCAGGTGGTTCGCTATCTGCAACGGAGAAAACTGCGGTTAATCAATTAGTATTAGATTTAAAGGGGTATTCTATATGGACTAAAATGAAAGCCATTTACCCGATGGTTGGAGCAAGTTCGGCGGCTTGTGCGCAGAATTTAAAGAGTTCAAGTTTTACTGGCACATTTAATGGGGGTTGGACGTATGCAAATACGGGTGTAACTCCTAATGGTAGTACTGGGTTTATGGATACTGGATTAAACCCATCAAGCCAACTATCTATTGATAATTTATCATTCACATATTATTGTAGAACTAATGATGCAAGAGCATCGTATGACTGCGGAGTAACAACTACAACAACGGGAACAAATTTGAGTTTAAATGCTTCTTTAAGATGGTCAGATAATACGACTTACTATTCGTTATTACACAATCCAACAGAATTAAGTAAAAGTCAAACTAATTCGGCAAAGTATTTTATATTTAATAAACCAAGTTCAACATCAGTTGTATTGTTTGAAAATACAACTAAAACCACATCTACAGTTAGTAATAGAAGTTTAGTAAATGCAAATTTCTATCTTGGAGCAAGAAATTTGAATGGTAGTGCTTCTGATTATTCCAATAAGCAATGTGCATTAATTTATATACTGCGGTAAACGCTTTCCAAGTAAGTTTAAGTAGAAACGTATAATGATAGGCTACATTTTAACCCCCGAAATCTACGAACAAATACAAGGTAAACACTTCGCACCTTACGAGTGTTTTAATTGTGTTCAAGACATTAATGATATTTGGTTCACATTTTTTAGCGACCAACAAAAAGAAACAGTATCACAAACCGAATGGGCTTGGATATTAGAACTACCCGAAGCCGAATATGTACCTAAACCATCACCACCATTTCCATACTAATGAAACACTTAGATAACGACACCACCGCAGCAATTGCCACAGGAATAAGTGGAAGTGCTACGATAATACATTTCAGCCAAACTTGGCAGCCAGTTGCAGCGTTTGTATTAGCCATTGTGGGGATAGTGAGCGGTTTGTTTGCGATTATTTACTACATAAGAAAAATTAAGCAAATCGATGGCAAAGGCTAAAGTAGTAGTACTATTCCGTAAAAAGCCAAAACGCAAATTAGGCAGACATACAAAACACATTAACAAACACAAATCATGCAAACCAAACAGAGGACAAGGCTAAAATTTAAAAGTTATTTTTCGCCAACACCCAAAAGAATTCGCATTTTTGGCGACTCATTGGCTGCTGCGTCTATAATGGTTGCAGGATTTAATATGTCTGAACCATCCGTAATGATAGGGTGTGCAGTAGTTGGTGGATTAGGCAAATTCCTATCAAACTTTTTCACAATCGAATAAATCCTATTTATAAGTGATGTTTCATCGGATTAATTTTCACGACAATAAACTACCTGCTTTCAAAGAGAATAAGGCAAAGGGTATCTATACATTTGGAGAAGACAACCTTTACCCTGAATTTCTCATTGAAATGTACAATAAAAGCCCTAAACATAACGCTATTGTTTCGGCTAAAGCATCTTATGTTGCAGGGGTAGGTACGTCAATCAAAGGACAAGATACCGCTATAATTGCAAAGGCTCAACAAAAGGTTGAATCTATCAATGCGTACGAGAGTTTAGACGAACTAAAAGCAAAGGTAGCCGATGACTTAGAATTGTTCAATGGATTTGCAATGGAAATTATATGGTCACGTGATAAACAAAAGATATCCGAGATTTACCACTTGCCTTTTCAAAAAGTCCGTAAAACATTAGACGATAAATTTGCATTTTGTGAGGATTGGTCAGATAGAAAATGTGAGATAATCGAATACACCCCATTTAACCCTATCACTCGTGAATCTAAGCAGTTGTACTATTGCCAACTATATAGAGCAGGACAAGGAATCTATCCTTTACCCGACTATGTAGGTGGATTAAAGTATATTGAGATAGACACGGAGATTTCTAATTGGCATTTAAACTCAATAAAAAACGGATTTTCGGCTCAAACGCTTATCCAAATGTTCAAGGGTTATCCAACACCTGAAGAAGCGAGAAAGACCGAAAGAGCATTAAAGAAAAACTATACTGGTACGGATAACGCAGGTGGATTGATTATTCAGTACAACGACCCCAATGAAAAGGAAAGCATAGTTAACAACCTACAACCAAGTGATTTTGACAAACAATTCGACATCTTAAATAAGACCGTTCAACAAGAGATTTTTGTATCGCACAAGGTTAACTCTCCTATGTTGTTTGGTGTTCGTGTGGAGGGTCAATTAGGCGGTAGAAGCGAACTAATCGAAGCGTATGAGATGTTTCAATCTTCCTATGTTGAACCAAGACAAAAAAAGTTGGATGATGCTTTGACTTATTTATTTGAATACATCGCACCAGTACAACTGCGAAGCAAAAACAAACCACCATTAGGTATCAACTACCAAGAACTATTTACCGCAGGAATTATAGACAGAGAAGAAGTTAGAAAAGAATTAGGATTTGAAACCAAAGTAAAACTATCCTCACAAAACCCATTCGGATGGGATGATGAGCGTGATTTACAAGTATTTGCCAAGTACGGAGAATCTGCGGACTTATACGAGGAAGTAAAGTTTGAGTTTGGTGATGCTTTGAATAAAGCGATTCTAAACATATTAGCAGAGAATCCAGGTTTACAAACAGGTGACTTGGTTAACTTAACAAAGCAACCTGCACAAAACGTAATGGATGCACTAACCGAGTTGATTAAATCCGATAGACTTGCTCCCGAAATGAACGGATATAAAATTACTGCAAAGGGTAGGGATTTAATTAAGGGATTGACTACTGAATTAGTGGTAAGATATCAGTACGAAAAAGCACCAGGTATTGAGGGCGGTATATTACTACCAACATCTCGTGATTTTTGCCGTAAAATAGTAGAATCTAACAAGGTATTCAGCCGTGAAGACATCAACCAAATGAGTGCAGAGTTGGGATATGATGTATGGAAGCGTAGAGGTGGATGGTATCACAACCCTAATACAGACACAACAACTCCACAATGCAGACATTTGTGGCAACAAAAGGTAATGATTAGAAAGAAATGAGCAACTTCGTATATTTTATAAGCACCTCCTACCTTAAGGATAACTCCGCAATCAACGAGAATGTTGACGATAAACTTCTAAAATCTGCTATTAAAGAGGCTCAAGAGATTTATATTCGTGATATCATTGGTTCGGGTTTGTATGATGAGTTACAAACTCAAGCATTTGCAGGTACTTTGACAAACGTAAATACAACGCTTTTAGATTCATATATTGCTCCGTGTTTGAAGTATTATACAATTACTGAATCTATGCTTCCTATGACGTTTAAATTGATGAATAAGAGCGTAGCAGCAAGAGAGGCAGAAAACGCAAGAGCGGTAAGTATAGACGAGTTAACAATGATTGAAAAGCGATTTCGTGATAAGGCTGAATATTACGCTAACCGATTAAGAGATTATCTTCGTGAAAACACTAACACATATCCATTGTTTCTCAATCCTGGAAGCGGATTTGATACGATTCGACCTACCAACACATCTTTTTATGGTGGTTTTTACTTGGGTGACGATATGGATAATTGCTATTGGAACTATGACTATCCGCACGAATAAATGGCAGAAAAATAACGAAGCCAAACTAATCAAATTTCTAAATGACGCTAAACCAAATAATCGCAAAAATTCAAACTCAAGCCGAAAGCCACAAGATGGTGGGAAAGTTCGGAGTGGGTCAACAAAGTAATCTAACCGTTGAAAACATAGAGTAGGTGATATATTTGCATTGTTGGATTCTGAATACCAAAACGAAGTTTGGCAATTAGTAGTCAATCAAAACGCCTCACCATTATACGATTCACGCACAGATATATTAGCAGGATATGCAATTAACTTCTCTATACAAGTTCCTTATTTGGCTGATTCTTGCGTTGTGCCTGTATAATTGTTTTATAAAGCGTGAAATAACGCATTATAAGCACACTACAGACACTCAAATAATAAAGTGGACTGATAGTATAACTAAGTGGAAGAAAGTTCGTCAAACGCTCTTAAAATATGACACGTTATATATTGATACTTTTAGCCGTGATTCCGATGGGCTTAAACGGGCAATTAATCTGCATAGATACCTCGATAGTATCGAACGCCAATAAGTACTTGGTAAAGGGTGCTAATGCTCGTAGAGATGTAATCCGATTAAACAAATTGGTTAAGGCTGATTCTATTATTATTAACTACCAAGATTCTGTAATTGAGCGTCTTGAAATTAAGACGGATTCATTAGGTGTTGAAATTCAAAATCGTAATAACACTATTTCATTACAGAAAGATGTCATAAAAGGAGTAGGAATGTGGGCGATATTGGTAACTCTTATGGCAATATTTTTATGAAAGAGATAATTAAATCGTACTTAGAGAAGTACCCCGATGCACCTAATCGCACACTTGCAAAATTAATCTTAGAAGAAAATCCACAATTTAAAAGCATTGAATCGGTACGCTATTATATTCGATATCAGAAAGGGGTTAGCGGTAAGAGAAATTTGAAATATTTAAAAGACAAATCATTGGTTACTAATAAATCAACAATTCAAGAGGGGTTAGAAAAACTCAAGGTATTCTCTTACAACAAAGAGATGATTAACGTTCACTTAAACGAGGGACGTTATCTAATCCTATCCGATATTCACATACCCTACCACGATATGGACGCTTTGTCTACTGCCTTAGAATGGGGATTAAACAATGATGTAGATTGTATAGTTTTAAACGGAGATATTATGGACTGCTACCCAGTATCTTCATTTATTAAAGAGGTTGGGATGCCATCACTTCGTGAGGAAATCGAGATGACTAAGACCTTTTTTGCATACTTGCGTGAACTATTCCCAATTATACCGATTTACTACAAGTTAGGCAATCACGAGGAAAGGGTAAGAAACTACTTATTACGCAACGCTAAAGAGTTTAGCGATGTTGATAATTTGAAGTTTGAAAACCTATTAGGATTGAGCGAGTTTAAGATAAACTTGGTTAATCGTGAGATAATTAAATTAGGTAAATTGAACGTATTACACGGACACGAAATGGGAGAGAGTGTATTCTCACCCGTTAACCCTGCAAGAGGTATGTTCTTAAAGGCTAAATCTTCTACTATCTTCGGACACAACCACCAAGTATCCCACCACTCAGAAAACAATATCAACGGAGAATCTACTGGTGTTTGGTCAATGGGTTGTCTTTGCACTCTTTCACCCGATTACAGACCTTATGCTTATACCAAATGGAGTCACGGATTCGCTTGTGTAGATGTTAACCAAGATTTGACATTCCACGTTAACAATATGAAGATTATTAACGGCAAAATAATATGAGAATCTTAAAGGTAGAAATCGTACACCAAGAAAAACAAGACGACATTTACAAAGAGGTTGGATTAGGTGCGGATATTGTCGAAGTATTAGAGGACGGATACATCAATTTAGACGATGTTTCGGGAGCAATTGCCAACTACGATTATACTAATGTGCTTTTTAAAGGCGGTCAAATGTTACTAATTACGATGGATATTAATACTTTTGTGGAGCAATGGATATCGTAAATAAACCAAGCCACTACAACAAAGGCGAAATCGAGGCAATGGATGCCATATTAACCGCTATTAAAGGACTACCACCTGATGAAGCGTACACAATCGGAAATGTAATAAAGTACGTTTGGCGGTATGATATGAAAGGCGGTAAAACGGATTTACTTAAAGCCTCTTACTATTTAAATAAAACAATGGAGTTGTATGAAAAGCGTTCAAACATTTCTAAACCAACGGGGATATAATTTAAAGGTCGATGGAGTAATCGGTCAAAAGACATTGGACGCTGCAAACGAGTGGGTGCAAAACTATTTCTCAGTTAAAAGATGGATATGGACACCTAAGAGTTTAGTTTTTGTACGTACAGATGATAAATTAACAAACACATTCGATGATTTTTTATTGGTAATTGTTAACGAGCGTGTTGTATCAATCGTTCCGTGTTCAACAACCGCAGGGAAATTCTATGTTCAAAACCCAATCACACACGGAGGCGTAACAGGAACGGCAATCGCAATACCTGCTCAATATCTATGGTCACACCAATTTGTAACTTCATCCAATTGGAAGTCCCTTTGGTTAGGTATGCCATATTTTAAACAGATTAAGGCTATTGATATTTATCGAGATGGTAACAAAGATGGTGTAATTGATAAAACCAAAACTCAAAATGGGTTGTTTGGTATTAATTTCCACAGAGCAGGAGCAGGGAGTATAGTAGACCGATGGAGTGCAGGTTGTCAAGTTGTACCTGATGCGTATTGGAAAGAGGTAATAAAACATTTTACAAGTGGCGAACTAATACACTTCAATCTCATTGGCTAAGACTATTCCCATAAATGACCTTATAAATCGTTTAGGAGAGGACAAAAACCTTTTCACGGAAGAATCATCCCTATTACAACAGATAATCGCTGAGTGGAGCAATAAAGCGGTTAATTTGATGCGTAAGGAGTTGGACAATAAGAACGCCAACGCATCGAGTTCGTTAAAGCAATCAATTCAACCTGGCGAAATAACTCAAACTCCTACTTCCTTACTGATTACTTTCCTAATGGAAGATTATTGGGAGCAAGTAGAGTTTGGACGTAAGCCGACAAAAGGCGGTCACAAAGAAGGTACTCCCTATCTATGGCAATCTATCAAAGAATGGATGTCGTTTAAAGGAATCAAACCAAACAAAGGTGTTTCCTACGATA